GTTACTGTATTAGGTCCTGTACTGTTTTCTTGTTTGATATCTTTTACTTGTTTATGAACATTCATTAAATTTTGATTTTGTTCACCTACAGTTTTAATTAATTGTCCAACAACTTCAAACATTCTAGCATTACCACTGTCTCTTGCATCTTGTAATAAATCTTCAATAGCATCATGTCCTCTTTCAATAATATTGTATATATTTTCACGAACATACTTATAATCAGTATTTAAATCATCTGGATCAGATGCAACAACTTTTCTTTCAATGGGTTTTTTAACAATAGAGCCAGATGGCATTTCTAATATTTCATTTAATTTATCTTCAAAATCTTTTATCATATTTTATCTCACTCATATGTGCCAGTTGCATCATTATAATCTACTGGTGGACTGTAAAATGTTATTGTAGTATTTGCATCAAAATCATCTCCTGGGGTAATATACGTATTTGCTCCTCCTTCAGGAACAATTTTTACTGAAGCAATGATATTATCAAGTCCCAATTCAGTTGTACTATCTTCAGTTAAAAGATAACTTCCTGTTTCTAATAGAAATTGATCTCTTGCAAAAGGAGTAGAAGTTTCTAAATGCAATTCATTATTCACATCAGTCGCATTAGCATCAGCAACTTCTTTAAATGCTACTTCAATTGTTTTAATTATTTTTTGACCAGTTTTAATATCAGGATATATAAACCCTTTCATCATAAAAGATATTGTCCAAATAATTGTTCTTCTAGCTGAAAATTCTCCCTCGTAAGAATCTTCACTTGTTGCACTTTGAATAACAATTGGAATATCTATTGAAATGCCCATATCTGTTATAATATTAACGGTTACATTAAATTCTGGAGTAAAAAACGGAAGAATCTGTTCTAATATCTGAGTACCATCTTCAGCATTTTCTACAAAGGCATATAAAGAAAAATCAAAAATATATGGAGAAGGATTAAACATCTTCTTAACATTACGATTTCCATTTATCGTTTCTTTATGTGTCAATGAGCCCATTGTATTTAATTTTCTAACAGGATCATAAGCCATGCCAGTCATTTCAAATCCCAATCTAGGAAGTTGAATAGCTACTTGTCTATCTAAACTAGCATCTTGATTTATTCTTGTAAGAAATTTTTGCTTTGGTCCATAAGCTATTGGTACTTTTTGTCGAGATAAAACATTACCGCCCGAGTCCTTTTTTTCAATATTAATATCATTAAATAGCGTACCAAACAACGCAACGTATTTTCTTATTGTTTGATGATAAAAAGTTTGTCCTAACATAATACTCCATAAAGATTGTAATATTATTTAGTTGTATAAATAGTCTTATGGCACTATCAATAAAAACTCAAGGCGAAAATTTAACAATGTATCAAGGCAGTAACTTTGAAAAAGTATTTACTGCTAAAGATGCAAACAATTCAAATGTAACCATAAGTACTGGTACTTGTGCTTCTAAAATGAAGAAGAATCATACAACTACTAATACTTCTTGGATAATGTCTTTCACAGCGGCAGTAACAGGTAGTAATGTGACCATAACCGCTAATGCTACTCAAACAGCAAATATGTCTTCAGGATTATATGTATATGATGTTGAATACACCCAATCGGATGAGGTAACAAAGGAAAGAGTAGTTGAGGGAATGATTACAATTCTTCCAGAATCTACAACTTAAATATTGCCTTCACTAAACGGATTTGATTCTGAAAAATCAATAATAGAATCTGCTTCAGTTTCAATAGTTATATTATTTGCTGAAGCATCATTAACAAATGTTTGTGTATCAGGTGTAGTACCAACTGTATAATAAGCACCACTTGTATTTCCAACTACATTTTGACTTAATGTAAAAGTTCCTCTCAAATCTGTTAATTTTAATACTCTATCAGTAGAATTCCAAGATATTACTCTTCCTTTTGTATTGGCAGAACTTTCAGTACTACCAACAAATACATATTCATCTTCTACATAATTTCCTGAACCTCCTGAATCAAGAGTTACTTCTATTGAATAAGCATATTTATCTTCTACTTCATCTATGTCTTCAATACCAGTATCAATTCTTTGATCATCGTATTGAAACAATTCACATGTTAAATCAAATATTGGTAATTTTCCGAATTGATAAAACATTGATTCATGTTCAACAAATCTAATTTCATAAAGTTTTTTATTTAACGGGAGAAATATTACATCACCTTCTCTTGGTCTATCATAACCAGTATCTAAATTTTCCCATCTTCTTCTCGCTACAGAAAAAATAACTTGATCTCTTATTTCTAATCCAAATCTTGAAATAAAATCACCTTCTCCCTCAAATCCATCAACAGATTTGACATACATTTCTATTAAATGTGATTGATTAAATTGTGAAATAGTATCTTCTCCGTAAAGAAGATCCTCGTTCATATATTGTCTTGGAAGGTAATAGTTGTCTATGCCAAAATTTTTTATAGATTCTATAATTAAATCTTGATGTAAATTTTGTTCTGAGGCATTTTGTAAATGATTAAAATAAGAATTAGTAGGCATTATCCTGGACCAACCATAAAGTCAACTGGTAATTCGTATTTAAGAGACACTTGTTCTTCTGTTTCTCTTAATTCTGTTATTGCTTCTTCAAACATTGTTCTTCCATTTAGTGTCGTTCCTCCTGGAAGCTGAACTCCTTCATATTTTATTAAATTGGCTCCCCATTGTCTTTTAAAAAGAGCCGTAACATATTTTTTCAAAAACATATCATTATATACATCTGTAAATGTTGCAGGTTCAATTATTCTATAACACTCTGCAACAACATATTCGTCTACTTCAAGATCATCATTATCCCAATCTATATCTAAATATAATCGATTTTGATGTCTATTAAATCGTAAAGGCTTCTTTCCTACAAACATATCATTCAACAATTGTAAATGTTGCATTGACATTTTATAATTTATTATGGAAGTAGCAGTAAGATATGGCATTTCATTTAAATGAAACTGATATCTAAACGAAAATAAATCACTTGTTGTCTGTCCCCCACCAGTATCTTGTATATCAAAAATACCTGTCACACCAATTATGGAATCACTTAATGTAATATAATGATTGTCTACATCACCAAAAGTAACCAACGATGCATCAGTATCGGCTACTGCAGTAGATCCGCTTGAACTTCCAGTTATTGTTTCTGCATTTGAAAAACTAGATGTTACATCATTATTTGAAATATCATCCGTATCTTTATGACTTTTAAATGTAATAACTGTAGTATTTGAAGAAACTACTTTTGCAGTTGCATTTGATGTTCCGCCAGTTATTTTCTCACCTACTGTAAAAGCACCTGTGTTTGAAGCAATTTTAACAGTTGAACCCGTAATTCGATGAATGTTATACATTCTTTCAACACCATCAAAATGATATTCCTGAAAAAATTGCAAGCCTTCATCCATTCGATCTTCCAGTTGATCATCTTCTACATTTATTTCAATAACTGGTTTTCCTAAAGTTCTAAGACAATATTGTTTTAATTCTTCTCTTGTGCTGGGTTTTGCCATTTTACCTTACGTTGTATTTACAACTGATCCACCTGTATCTCTTACTGGTAATCTACAATTAACTGTATCGGTTCCGTTATCCGACAATACAGGACCCGTACAATGGATAGATCCATTTGCATAGGTGTTAAAAAGGTCGTGTGTAGTATTTGCTACATGCAGAATTTTTGTTCCACCTGTAGTTGAATCTCCATGCACATATAAAGTTGCACCAGTCGAGGAAGTACTAGCTGATTTAAAAATACCTAATGATGTAGAATGTGCATAAGAGGATTCAACATTTAATCCTGTTTTATCTGCATTTTGTATGATCTGTGCCCCTGTTCCACCATCTGTTTTAATTCTTAATGCTGTTGATCCAGTAGCACCTGTCGTATCTTGATTTATGTCAACAACTGTTCTAGTATCTGTAGAACTATTATTATCTGTTATAGAAAGCATAGAACCTGTCATAGCATGAGAAGTTCCTGTTCCTAATCCATGATGTATTGCCATCACATGACCTGAAGTTGCTGTATCAGAATTAATCTCAAAAATATTCGCAGTTGTTTGTGCCGCATCAATTGAAACACCTATTTGATCTTCATCATTCAAATCTAAAAAAATTCCTGTTGTGCCATCAGTTGAACCAACATTTACATGTAATTTACCCGCTTGAGTTCCAAGCGTATCTCCACCCGCAATTTGCATATAACCACCATATTCATTTCCAAATATAGCCGTATTAGCGGCATCAGTAACAATATGCAAAGAATCAGTAGCATGATCATATAGAATACCCCCAACATCAGCATCATCAGTATCACCAAATGCAATAGCACCATTTGAAGCATTGTTTGCAAGTAATGTCATACCAACTGCAGTATTTCCTTCTATTAGCATATCATCTACGGCCGCCTCAACTGCAGTAGCAGTAGAAGATCCTGCCGCAAAATCTGTTCTTATATGCAGTCTTCCTTTAGAAGAAGTTGGGAGAGTTGGAGAGGTTGTATATTCTGGAAAATTACCAATAGCCACATTAGAAGTACCCACATCTGAACCAAAAATAGCTCCAACATTAGCTACAAAAGCTGAAGAAGCATTAATCGATATATTTGCAGAATGTGTAAGTCCACCAACTGAAACAGCATTAGTAAATGTTCCATTACCAAAAGTTGCGCCAGTCAATGGATGAGGACCCGCCGCAGATATTGTAACAATTTTTGCACCATTATCATCTGTGATATTTACATTTGCATCATTAACTGTTCCTTCATTAATTGTAACTTGTGAAACTGTTCCTAAATCAGAAACCGTTGCTCCATTAAAATTAATCGTAGAAGATCCATTTGCATTTAAATTTTTACCATTTAAATTAATCTCAACTTCATTAATTTGACATCTTTCAATCTTACTATCAGGACTAGCACCAGTTACAGTTGCTCCAACGGTTTCAACTAATGACCATTTTGCAACTGATCCTAAATCATCTACAGTTGCTCCAGCAAAATCTATTTCAGGAGAACCACTAAACAATAATCTAGTACCAGTTACATTTGCTCCTGTAAGAATCGATGCAGAGATTGTATTAATCGTAAATCCGCCAGTTGAATTGGCAGAAACTAAATTAGTAACAGGACCATTATCTGAATTTTCATTTAATACTGTAACGATTTGATTTGTTTTTGAACGCCATTGTTCAAACGTACTAACTAATTCTACATCGGTAATACTGGTATCAGATATTGCCATCTTTATCCTTACTTAACAATTCTAAAATTTTATTAATATCATTCTTAATATTATTAACTTCTGTTCTTAAAGTATTTATTTCATTTTCATTAGATTTCGTTATGTTTGTTTGCTTTACTTTTTGTCTATGTTTTAACAAAATCTGTTGATCAGTCGCAATAATTGCATTAGAAAATGTATCTCTATGATATCTTGGATTGTCTGTTTTTACTATCAAGGAGTACCTTCACTATCAAGAGCAATTGCCCGTAAATTTAATATTTTAGGAATTCCTATAAAAGAATCCTGTGATGTTCTGTCTAAAGTCATAACTAATTTAATTGCAAATGTTCTAAATCTTTCATATTGGGCTCCACTAGCGGCCAAATAAGAAATTTTTTCATCATATGTTTTAAATTCAAATCGTTTAAAATCATTTTCATTTACAGAATAAGAAGTATCTGCAGTTTGTTGTTTCATAAGAATCCAAGGTTTATCATCAAAAGATTCTTGATCATCTCCAGCAAGAACTTTATAATAAGCATGAATATTAGAACCTCTTGGTTTATACGCATCCATATATAATTTAAGGTCTACTGCATCAAATCCTTCTTCTAATGTTACTCTTCTTGTAATATATCTAGCTTTTAAATTTCCTCCAGAAGAAAATGATACTACATTTGTTGTAGATAAAGTCGCAGTATTATTAGCACCTTCACCGACAATATTAATAGCCGCGGCTGTTGTCATTCGTACATTATCAGAAACAGAAACCGATCCCCCAACATCCCAGTTAGTAACAGTTGGTGTAGAAATATATCCCGTACCACCACTTTTAACAACAACTTGATTAATAGTTCCATTTGCATGAACATTAGCGGCCAACGTAGCAGTATTTGATCCAATATCAGGATCAGACACTACAAATACACTTGTATTACCATCTGAGGCCGCATTGCTTGTTGCACTACCTACTTCAGCTAGATAATAACCTGTTCCATTATTAGATAATACTATATCAGAATTTGATAAACTTCCATTATTGATAATATTTTCAACACTAACAATACCCATTCTTTGTTCATCAATTACTGGAGATATTAATGTATTTGCAGTTTCAAAATACGCATTAATTGTAAAACTATTATTTGCGGCCTGTGGATATGTAATTTGTTTTTGTGTTTTAAAATCAATGTTTTTATTTTCTTTAAATTTTATTTCAGAACCCTTTGTGGCTCCCGCTAAATCTGTAACATAATAATCAAAATTCGTATAAGTATTTGCAAAATTAAGCGATTCAGTTACTACTTTAAATGTATCTATAGTCGTATTCGAACTTGCATTTCCACTTGAAACATCAGAATTATCTAATCTAGCATATGCATTCGCTGATATAAATTCACATCTATCCAATTGAAACATTAAACCTTGATCCATTACTTCTTCCCAAACTCCCACATTTGAGGGCTTGAAAAAACTTCCAACATAAGGCTGTTTTGTTATTTTTCTAGAAGTACCCGTATGAAAAGCACCATACTCAAATCCATAAAGTTTATATGCACTACTATTAGTTAATACACAAATTGCATATTCATCAGGAGAAAGAAAAATAGGATGATCAAATTTAAACATTGTTCTCGATCCAATATCTGTAGCACTCTTATTAGCAGAATCAGAATTCCCCAAAAAGCCAGAAGGAAATCCTCCGCTAGTATTTGCAACTGGTGTGCTTGTATTTGCAGTAATTCTTCCAGGAGTTAAAACAACTTCACTTCCTGGTACAATTAACGATGTACTCGGCATTCCATTAACCATAGGTCTTAATTGCAATGTTACAGGAGTTTTATTTCCTACAGACTTATCTTTTGCACTAAAAAACAAAGTTACAGAATCAACAAAAACGCCTGTAGAAAACTGATTCTTATCAACTGAAAAAGTTTGTGCCATTGGATTCAAATAATCAGTAGACTTTGATTGCCTTCCATCAGAAGTTGCTCTTGTAACTCTGTCTTCTTTTATATTTTCTCTTCTTGAAATAAATGGTCTGACAGAAACAAGTCCTAATTCATTTTTAGTATCGATTGTTCCTGCAGAATGAAATATATCTTCCGCAACTGAAGTTGTAACTGAAGAAATATTATCAGGATCATCTGTTACTCTAAAAAGATTTTGATTCCCCGTAAATGTACCAGCGGGAATATCAAAAGTTCCTCCAACAACTCCTTCAGTAGAAACTAATAATTGTGTATCAGTTTTAGGATAATTAACAATTGCAGAAATAGATCCATTTGCTTCAGTACTATCTCCTTGAATTACTGTTCCAACAGTAAAAGCAGTTTGAGCAGACATATCTGTAAGTAAAACAGTACAATTATTCTGATTATTTCTATCACTCATGTAAATAATTTTAGCAGTATTACCCGCAGTTGAACCAGAACCTTGAATTGTAACTTGCTCAAAATTTCCTGAAGTTGTTCGAAATACATTCAATGAACTTACATTCGATAAACTTACAAGCGAAGCCTGTTTCACATTAACTGCTATATTTTTATCACCAAAATAAGGATATACATTTTTAGATGGTTTTAATCCTTTAGCAATAAAAGTTAATGTTTGTTGTCTTACTTTTGGAACTACACTCAGATTAACTGTTTTATTTCCAAGAGATTTAACAATTTTTTCTGGAACACTTCCTGAACTTAAACCAGTTAATGTTTTAGTTTGTTCTGTTGTTTTTGCTCTTCTATCATTATTACCAGAATCACCTGTATCTCTAATACCTTCTCTAACATCTTTATTAATTTGAGATCCAGACCAAATTTCTTCCCAATCATTCCAATGAGTTCCATGTCCTTTATTTGTTAATACAGAAGAAGTCCAGTTATCGTATTGCCCTTCAATATTAACCTTTACCTGTGGAAGATTAGTTTGATCATACCATGTATCTCCATACGGATCTAATTTCATTTGACCCATATAATTCTGAACAGAAAAAGGATTTATTTGATAAGTTTTTTGAGTATTTTTACCATCATTTGATCCTGTAAGAGACATTGCTATAAATGTATTTGCCGCAAATGGAAGAGTTAATATACCAGAATTATTCACTAAGGTTGAAAAAGCAGTTGCTCCATCAGAATTTGCATTAAAATTTAATGGATGTAAATCTGAATTAAAAGTTGGTCTTAATATTTTTTTATCAAAATCAACTGCCATAGCAAAATCATCATTAAAAACATCTCCGATATTATGTCCCGCAAAAGGATCTACAAGAATTCCATTTTTAAATCTATCATTATTATTACCATCAGTAATAACTAATCCATCAGCTTCTTTTTCTAGTAAACTAAGAGAAACATAATATTCAAGATTTTCAATCCTTCTTTCAAGTTTACCAACATCTCTCATTGTAAATCTTTTATTATCGATATAATTTAATTTTACATCACTTGCATTAAAAGTATATGCGGGCATTTCTAGATTGTACAATGTCATCGAATCATCATCATCGACAGGTAATTGTGGAGATTTATCTGATACTCCTTCAATTACTTCAAATGTTTTATCTCTATTTAATACAATTTTATCTTTTCTTGGAAGATAATAACTATAATCTGTATCAAATGTATAATCATAATCAGGTACTGCTTTTTCATTAAATACATTTGCTGTTGCTGTAATATCATTATTCTGTGAATTAGTACCATCAGATGTTTCAAAACCCAATCTTTTGGGTCTAAAATCAATCATGTCTCTTAATTCAACTTTTACACCAGTCGTTGGACTTGTATATGATGGAATACTACTATATGGTGTATTTCCAGAACCCGACCAAATATAAGAATCAACTGTAAATGGACCATAACCAGTATGATTATAATAATCAACTATTGCTATTACTTTACCAACTGGTTTATCTTCTCCCGTTTTTAAAGTTATTGTTCCATAATCATAATAATTATCTTTTTGACCATTATTAAATATAAAACTACTTGTAATATTGTGAGCATTTGCAGTATTAGAAATGGCCGTAGTTATTTGTGCATTTGTAACTTCAGTATCAGGATCTAAAGAAGTTACAACAGCAACTAAATTTTTAATATCTGCTATTTCTAAACTATTAGCTATTCCTGGTTCTGCATTTATTCCTGTACCCAAATAAATTTGACCAGAATCTGCTTGAATTGTATTTGATGAAGCAGAAGTCACATTAGCAACTGTAACATTTCCTGATACTAAAGTTTTTGTACCAATACCACCATTTCCTCTTGTTGCTCCAGCCGCTTTATACAGCATTGTAGCAAGAACATATATTTGTTTACCAGCATAATCTTTTGCATCTGTTACGCTTGATTCAACATTAACCGATAACTGATCCCCATCATCATTTATTGAAATAGACCTACCATCTCCAAAAGAAGAACCTGAAGAATTACTAAATTCAATATATTCTCCTTCACCTGCTGAACTTATAGTAAAGACCAAATAATTTGCATCGCATACAGCCGAAGTAAGGGCACCTGCACCAGTTGCTGGATAAAATAATTCTCCTGCTTCTGCAGATGTTATAGTTGCTAAATTTTGAGAAAGCGTTGCTGTAAATCCTCTTTTTAACTTATAAGATGCTTTTGTCAAACCCGAAAGAGTTTTGTTTTGATATGGAAATAATAGTGTTCTTTGATCATCGTTATTATCGTATATTATAGTATTTCCAGTTTCGGTCAAATCATTCTTACTACTAATATCA